TTTTTAATTTGTGCCATTGTTTCACGAATAGCATTGTTAATGGTACTGGGAGGGCATCCCTCATTTATGTTTATTGAATTTATTTCAGTATTGTTTGCTGCAACACTGTCCCATTGTGATACTTTAGTTTTTGCCATGTTTTATCCTTGTCGTTTCCAATCATTAGTTCCTACTGTTGAATCTGTCCATACATCACTACCTGCCGATACTGCTGACCATGTATCTTCTTCTACTGGCACATCAGTCCATTCTTCACCCAGTAAATATCCTATTGCTGTTACTGTTCCTACACTATTTATAGAAGCATTAGCGTGTCTTGTAATAGATGATGCTGCTGTTAATGTTGCTACTCCAGAAATACTTGCATTACTTGTTCTTATTCGTAATCCATCAGCAGTTAGTGTAGCTACTCCACTAATACTTGCATCAGCATAGATAATAGAACCTGATAGAGCAACTGTTAGTGTTGCACGACCACTAATATCCCCCTCACCAAATGCTATATAAATAGCATTAGAAGTAACAGTTGCAGTGCCTGTAATAGAACCTGTTGCACTATTGATAAGACCACCTAATGCTGTAACATTAGCTTGACCATTAATACTTGCATTACCAAATCTAACTAATATTCCATCTGCTGTTAAACTAGCAGTTGCACTAATGGATGCAGCAGCAGTTCTTTCTCTTAATGCACTAGCTGTAAGAGTGCCTACACCTTGTATCTGTGCAGCACCTGTTTTTGTTATAGTGCCTAATGCAGAGTATGGACTCTGTGAAAATGAAGATAAGCCGTACATTTACTCTGCTTCTTCTTGTGTATTACCTTCAGCTACGCTCATGATAATTCCTCGTCTGTTGGTTTAGCTAGTGTTGGGTGTTCCCATTTTGCTATGTAGTCGCCTTTACCATCACTATCGTTTTGCAATACAATAACTTCATTTGCAAAATCATCATCTGTTAAATCTGGATATAGTGCTTTTATTTTTTTATAAAGACTCATTGTTTTTACCTATGTTATTAATTTGTGTCCATCAAAATATGTATATGTAAGACTGTTTAAATCTCCACCAGCATTATCAGTTGTATCTATATAAGCATAACCACATATTTCATCACCCTCTGCTAAATTTAATATTGCCGACAGTTCTAAAGAATTTGCCCTAATATAATTTGTACTAAAATAATTATATGCTCTTTTAATTGCAGCACCATTTTTATATATGTATAGTAAAGTTCTAGCCACAGTAGTGTTTGTATCTGCAACTAATCTACAATTAAGATTAAAAGAGTATGCTCCTGCTTTTCCTGTAGGAACAGTAAACTCATAAGTAGATGTGTTAAAAGCATTATCAGTATCAAGGTCTTTCGAATCAAACTGAATTTTTGTTGCTGTTGTTTCAGATATACTTTGAGTATCACTTAATTTAACCGAAAATGCTGGTGTGTTAGTCGCAGCAGATGTTGAGGTTACAATAGTTCCTGTTTCAGCAGGTAATGTTATTGTATTAGTTCCTGATACTGAAGGTGCTGATATGGTAATTTCACCAGAGGTATCTCCCTTTAGTTTTATACTAGACATTATTCACCTTCCTTTGGGTATTTAGCTTTTACTGCTAAACAATCATCTATATATTTTTGTACTTGAGCATCATCACCTTTTACAATACCATCTAGGTAATTTATAAAAGGAGGATATGCTTCAGCCCTTTGTTGTTTGTATGCGTTAGGGTCTACCCAAGCATCTACTAAAGCCATGTCTATCTCTACATTGTTTCCATCAGCATCTATTGCTCCAGTCTTGTCATCAATGGTAATTACATTAGGGTATAACGCTCTGATTGCATCATGATTCATTATGCTGCCACCTCCATAAGTGTCAAGGTTGATGTAAATGCTCCATCATTAGTGTTTCTACCATTTAAAAGACAAGTTCCAGAATTTGTTCTTAATTGAATTTTGTAAGTTATAGCACTTGTTGTTGATGGAGAATCTAAAAAATTAATAGTTGCAGGTATAATACAAGATGCTGTTGTTACATACGCAGCTGTTGTTCCATTAAATGCAGGAGTAGTATCTGGTTGAGCAATATTAGTAGAGTCTCTTAATAAATTAAAACAAACTAAACCACCAGTGCTTGATTGTGAAATAGTTGTTGTTGCAGTAACAAGTATTTTACTAGTAGCACTTAATGGAGTAATAGAAGCAGTTAATCCAGTAACATCTACAAAACTTGTTGATGTAGTAGTAAATATATCTGATTTGAATGTTTGTACTACATTTAGTAATTTACCAACACCATCTCCTACTAATGTCATGCCACTAGCCATAGTTAATCCATTGCTATCTAATGTAGCAATATCACTTCCATTTTGCTCTATGACAGTTTGTGTTGCTGTAGGTTTTATACTAAAAGTCATTATTCAGAATCCTTTGGATATTTAGCTTTAACTTCTTTTATATGGTCAAGCCATGTTTCTGTACCATCTTGTACATCATGATATTGCATATCTAGTTGTTCGGCTAATGGTTTGTATTCTTTAGCTCTTTGTTCTTTGTAGGCATTAGGGTCTACCCAAGCATTAACATCACTCATATTAATTGCTATAGGATTACCATCTTTATCCATAGCTCCTGCTGTACCATCTATTGAAACTACATTAGGATATAGTGCGTAAATTGCTTTATGATTCATTATGCTGCCACCTCCATGACTGTTATCTGACTACAAGTTCGTGCATCCCAAGATAAATTACTTGTATTTCCTGTACGATTTACAACTAATGTATAAGCTGTTGAATAAGGGGAAATTGCTCCTTGTATTTTGTAAATTACAGGACTTGTTGTGTTTGGTGTATCAAGAATTTGACCTACCATACTAGATGTAGTGTAAGTAGTAGCGTAAGTTGAAGAATTATAAATTTTGTGATTAGCTCTTATTCTATTAGACCCATCTGCATCACCTACTAATACATCAGAACTAGTTCCTCCTATTGTTCTTACTGCTTTTAGCATAGCATGACCAGTAACAGTTCCACAGCTTACATTGTAGAATAACATTATTTTACTTGATGTTGACGAAGGTGTTATCGCAACTTCCAAATCAGTAATGTCTACAAATGTTTGAGAGGTAGTTGAAAATGTATTTGTTTTAGTGCTTTGTGCTACTTGTATAATATTACCAGAACTAGAAATTCCTGTTGATGTAATCCTTGCTACTTCTGTAGGGCTGTCAGCATCACCTTGTCCAATTCTTAATGTGCCATCAGGTGTAGATGGTTGATAGATAGTAAAGTTGTTAGTAGATGTAGCATCTGTTCCAACTTGTAATTTTTTGCTTTTTACTGTGCTCATTAAGCAACCTCCGTTAATGTCACGCTAGAAGTAGTTTCTTCGTATGTATTTTTTGGGTCTGTTGTTGACCTATTTAAGTTCATAGTATAGCTAGTAGTGTTTGTAGTAACAAGATGAAGTTTGTAAGTAACCTCACTTGTTGTGTTAGGACTATCTACGAATAAGTAATTTGCTGGCATTGGAGTTGAATTATTATCAGCGTCGTATGGAGACACAAAGGTTACATTCCATTGACTTGTATTGGCAGTATTTATACCAATAAGGGTAGGGACTCCCCCTACAACACGATACAATCTGAACCCCAATGTACTACCTGTATTACCCTCAAATGTTATATCGTAATTTACCATAACTCTATTACTAGTAGAAGCAGGTGTAATAGATAATGTTAATGGAGTTACTTCTACTCCTGCATAGCTAGTGCCAGTAACATATGAAGATTTGTCACTTGTTAGAGAATTAAGCACTTGCTTTACAACCCCAGTACCAGTTAGAGATGTACCACTACCAGTAAAATTTGTAGAGTTTACATTACCTCCAAATGTACTTGTGCCACTTCCACTTATTTTAGTTACCATTACACAATACTCCATGTAGATCCATCACCTACTGTTATTGTTATTCCATCAGAGACAGTAACTGCACCTGCTGTCATAGCATTACGATTGTTTGCCAATGTGTAATCTTCGTCTAATGTTGTGCTGTTTTCCACAAAACCTATGCCGTTAATTGTTACGCTCATTCTGACTCCTCTGCTTCTTTTGGTTTGTTATTTTCTTCTACCCAAGCTATGTATGTTTGGTTAGTTTTATTTACTGGAAAAGATGTGAAACTACCATCATCATTATCTATAATAATATGTTCTTGAGTTAAGCCATCTACACTTTCTGTAGTAATTGTTTTATATGTCATATTACAGCTCCGAATTAAATGCTATGTAATTAGTGCTACCATTAGGAAGAACTGCATACATTTTTTGTGCTGTTAATCCTGTAGATGTAAAATTCATAGTACAAGAATCTGTGCCAGATTCAGCAATAGCAACTGCTGAAAAAGCTGTAACTGCACCACCTAACCACCAACCTAAACCAGAATATTCAATAGAAGATGGGTTATTTCTCATGGTAGTTGGAAATGGCACATGACCATACATATTAGTAGTATTTGCTGCCATTGCCCAAGCAACCCAATTATTAGATGAAGTAGTGTTCCATTTGTAATAATATCTTTGGCACAATGCTAATTGCTGTCCGTAATGTAAATGTTCAAATGGTGTTGCAGTTGTGCCTACTTCTAGTTGGACACCTGTAATATAAAATGTAGAGTTTATTGTTTGTATTGGGTTTACTTGTCCTGTTACACCTTCTAATACTGAAGAAGTCCAAGTACCTGCTGTTCCTAATCTATCAGCACCTGCACCTAAACTAAAATTCAATCTTAATCCTAAAGCATTATTAGTTACCCATGTTCCTGATGTATCACCTGCAATAGTAACTGTTTTGTATTCCCATGTATTTGCAGAAGATATAGTATAAGAGAATGGATTAAATCTATTGTAATCACCATTAGCAACTGAACCACCAAATGTTCCTGTTACACTTGAACGAACCCAAAAAGATAAAGTTACTGATTGTGCATCTGAAGTCCCCCAATTAAGTTCTTCTATATTATAACCCTCAACCATTTGTTGAATTCTATAAGATGAGGTTGACCACATTGGAGAAGCATCATCTATTGTTGTAACAGTAGCTTTTAATGAATTTGTAAAATCTGCTGGTGAAGTTGTATCTTGTGCTAATGTAAAAACACCTTCTGAAGTTTCACCTCTACCTAACCATCTATCAACATTGTAAGTAACACCTGTCCCATTTATAGTAGCTGTACTATCTCTTTGGTCAATCATCATATTACCATTGATAATAAGATTCGCACCTGCTTGCGAAGTAATAGCACTACCACTCGCATTTTGTAGTCCACTAGATGTTATTTTAGCTTTTGTAGTACCACCTGATTGCAGTTCTAAATCACCACTTGTATCTGATGTAACTACAACACCATTAGTTGTATCTGCATTTATTGTACTTGCCATTATAGAACCACCCATTTACTAGAAGCTGGAACTGTTACCGATACTCCACTAGCAACACTTACAGGTGATACTGACATTGCATTATAACCTGTAGGTACTGTGTAGTTAGTTCCAATAATTGAATTATTTATAAACATACCATTAGTTGCACCTAACTGTGGTGCTATGCCTGTATTATCACTATCTTGAACTACAGCTTTTTCAGCAGGATAAGTACAGAATACATCACTTGTGCTACTTAAAAAAATAAGGTTACCACTATTACTAGATTCTAGTACAGTGTCCCTAGACAAAGTTAAGATTGAAGCTGTATAAGTGCCTAGACCTACCTCATAGTCGTTACCACTTGTAATAGCATAGTAAGTTGTATTACCATCACCTATAGCATCAAAAGATTGAAAACCTGCACTTGCTCCATCCAATAGAATCGAGCCTGTACCTACTGTCGTAGTGGTTTCTTTTACCCTATCTTTTACAATAAGAGCCATATTTTATCCTTACGCTAATTCTACAGTTAAGTTGCCTGAAGTGATTTTAAATATATCACCTGAATCAATAGTTTTAGAAGCATCTAATGCTGTGTGGTATAACATATTACCACCACTAGCAGAATCCCATAATGCTATCCACCCTACAGTTCCCCATGAAGCAGTTGCAGTTGGAAAAGTTACATCTGCATCTGTAGCAACTAAACCTGATGTTCCAGAAGCAGTAGCAAAAGAAGCAGCAGTTCTAGCATAAGAACCACCAGAAACTTCTGCACCAGTTCCAGCATCTGTTGGGTCTGCTGTGTGTAATGAAATATAAGGGTTGTTTACTGCTGTAAAAGCAGTTCCGTTAAGTGTTGCGTTTAGAAGTGCGACTTCTAAATAATCCGACATTTCAGCCATAATAATTTACCTCGTTGAGTTAGTAATAGTAAGTGGTTGAGCAGGGTATTCTGATTCGTCATCACTCTTGCGTAGAGCGTTTACTCCTCTGTCATACATACTTGCCCATGTGTTAAGTCTTTCATCATTCATCAAATATGGCTCTGCTTCACCTAGTGCAGCGTAAAGTAATAAATCAGGTGTATCTGCTAACCAAAGGTTAGATGAATTAGTGTCGCTTAAATATTCTGGTTTATAAAAGTAAACCATTTGTAGCGTGTAAGCACTATCAGGAATTGGAGCAAATTGAAACTCTGCACCAAGTAATGTATAGCGATTAGGTAATCCAGATGTAGATGAATGAGCATTTCTAAAAAAGTTACTTGTTGATAGAAACTTAATTGTTTGTGGTGGGTTACCTTGTAAGTGTAAATCTTTCATAGCAACAAAATCAGAAGGCAAAGATACAGTAGCATCACCTGCTGTAGTAGATGCAGTAGCAACTTTAAGCATTTGTCTTATGCGTAAGTCTCTTAACAATCTATCTTCTGCTAATCTAATAAACTCTGGTATCTGGGTTGTTAAATCAGAACGAGCTAAATAATCAGCTATAGTCGCTTGTAGCGTTGTGTAATCTGTAAAAAATGCCATTTAGATTCTGCCCTGTTTTGTTCTAAAAAATCTATTGTCTGGGTCGTTTAACCATGCAAAGAATTTCTTTTGGTCTAACACATGAAACCCTCTCATTATTCCTTGCTTGTTTAAATCATCAACAACAGTCAAAGGTATAGAAGCTATCTTGTTATCAAAGACATCCTCACCCCATTTTGTTGAGCTGTTATTGTATTCTTGTTTGTTCTTTTCAATGATGTCAGTTACATCTTGATTGGTCTCTACAATCTTTCCATCATCTGTATTATGTGATTTAAATTTTCTCATATTATTCTCAATAGTAATACTGCCCTCGTGAGAGGGCAATATCAATGTTTAACCTAAATTAAACTGCCAAGTCAGCAACGATACCATGTGCTTTCTCGTTAGATACTTGTAGAGTGTACTCAACAAGCATTTGATGTTTTTCACTATCACCAGTTTTAGCCAATAGATTTGACTCAAATGGTCGTAGTGTAGCAACAGATGCCATAGTTGGATCAAGCACTAATGCTTGTTCTGCATCTGGAGTTGTATCAGCAGTCATAAATCTGTCAGGTACAACAGATAAAGTACCGAAGTCTGATAAGTAAACATCAGCAGCACCAATAATAGTAGTTGCTTTAGCAGCAGGAGCTTGATAACGCTGTTCTGCAATACCAGTAAAAGTAGATACTACTTGTTTTTGTGTTGGCGGTACAACTAATAGAGTTGGGTTACCACCATTTTCAAAACATGATTTAACAACTTCTTTTAGTTTAGCTTCTGTAAATGCAGAAGCAGTAGCACCTTCTGTACGAGCTGCTGTACCATTAGCACCAACTGGTGCAACACCATCTGTCATTGTTACAAAGTTAGTACCAAGCCATGTTTGGATAGAGCCAAGTAGTCTAGCTGCTGAACCAGCAGTACCATTACTTGCAGCTACATTACCAAGAATAGTTTTTTCCATGTCTCGTTTTAGTTCTTGTCCTGCTTTAGCTAGTTGGTAAGCTGTTTCTGTTTTACGACCAGCTTTATCAACTGCATCAAGAGTACCTGATACATGAACTGTTTTACCTTGAATTTGTGTTCTGTTACCTACACGAACTGTAGGAGTATCAGAAGCACCTGAAGCATCAGCACCTTCAATTAAGCCTGCTGCACTAGCTGCTGCTAGGTCATCAGTTTGCCATTCATGATATGTTGCTGTTGCTTTTGTTTTACCAATAGATGAAACTACTGGTGTTTCTGTTGGTGCAATGTTGAAGATAGTGTTGCTTAAATCTTCTCTTTGACCAATCGCTGTATACGTTCTAAATTCTGCCATTGTTTTTCCTTAAATAAAGTTTTCAAAAATAGCTGCGGCATCTCTGGCATCACCAGTTTGCTGTAGCCGTTTCATTTGTTTTTTCTGTATGTCGGTTACATTCTGCTTTACTTTAGCTCCAGACTTTACAGTCTTTGGTGCTTTAGCGACTTTTTTCTTAACACCAGCTTTACCTGCCATTAATTTGTCGTACTGTGCTGCTTTATGTAATACCAATACATG